GATTATTTTACAGATACAGAAATTCCTGATCAGGTGAAAAAAGCGCAGGCAATATTAGCCGTTTACTTGAATAATAATCGCGATGGTTTAGGATTAAGCGGACTAGAAGATTTTTCTAATTTACAAGTCGGATCAATAAATGTTACACCAAACTTTTATGGGTCAACTGGCGCGGATAGGGTTCCGCCATTATTTGAACGTTATTTTACTGGCCTAAGAATATCAGGGCCAGCTAATATATCAATTAAAAGGAGTTAAAAATGGGCTACTATCCAGCAGCAAAAATTATTAATGACACAGCAGCCCATACGGGTCGATTTGGCAAAATGGTTGCTTTACAGGATTCAGTAATTGATACTATTGTTTCTGAAAATATAACCGGTGATTTGACTTCTTTACAATTCAAATCCACCGCAGAAATAGAGGGTGTTATAACAAGTATTACTTTATCAAGTGGAACTGTTATTGCTTATTTATTGTGAAAACATATTATCCAGCAGCAAAAATTATTAATGACACGGCTGAACACTTAGGCCGTTTTGGAAAGGTTATGGCTTTACAGGATTCAGTTGTAACTGTAGGAGTAGATTTTGACACAATTGAAGATTTTGACGCTGTTACTAGCCTCGATAATTTTTATATAAATGCAATTATTGGAGATAATAATAATGTTCCTTTGAAAGCGGGTAATGAACTTGTTGGAGTATTTACAACAGTTTTGTTAGATAGTGGAACTGTTATTGCTTATAGATTATGAGCATAGCCAACGCATTAAAAAAAGTTTTATCAAACAAAAAACTATCGGCTGATATAACTTTCAGGTCTGTTTCTGCAGGCTCGTATAATACAACTACAGGTGTCATTACAGAAACTAATACCGATACATCCATCAGGGGTATTCTTGAAGATATTAATAACCGTGAGGTTAATGAATTAATTGAAGCAACAGATAAAAAAATTAATATCGCCGCAGCAAGTCTTTCTTCTACTCCAACAACAAAAGATAAAGTTATTGTCGGTTCTGTTACCTATTCAATAATTAGAGTGGAAACTAATCAACTTGCAAATGATAAGTTAACTTTTGTTTGTTATTTAAGAACATGAGAAAAATACGAATTGATCAAATTGGTGATTATTCAGAAGAACAAATCAATGCTTTGTTGTCTGTAACTGTTTTGACGGGTGATCGTATTGTCAAGGAAGGTTCGCCAGTGGATACAGGAAGGCTTGCTGTTTCTTGGCAGATAGGAGAAAACGCAGAAAGCGGCGCACCCGCCCCAGAAGGCAAGTATGGAAGCGCTGGTAAGGGAACTGTTGTAAGACCTCCAAAAGCTTTGAATTATCAATTAGGTAAAGAAAATTTTAGAAAAAAATATCATATTCATAATAATGTTCCATATGCTGAACCTGTTATGCTTGGTACAAGTTTACCGCCGTCTTGGGGTAGTACATATAGAAGCAATAAAGGATTGAAAGCAAAACATCTTGATCTATTGGCAAAAGAACTTGCAAACGAAATTCAAGACCTTTACAAACAAATAAGGGGTAAATAATGGCAGCTATTGATTTAAATACAGTAAGAGCAACAATTGAAGCTAGAGTTGCGACAGAGCTTGCCAGCAGCCCCGCAATCCCTGTTGTTTTTCATAATATGTCGTTTGATAGTAACGCTGTAACAACCTTTGTTCAATGCCTTACAACATTCGGCGAAAGTAATTATTTAACATTAGGAAATGCAAGCGGACAGAATCGTGTAAATGGAATTGTTGTTTTTAATATCTTTACGCCGCAGGGAATAGGTTCAGGCGATAATTATACAATCGGGAAAAGATTGCGTGATTTATATAATCGAATTACAGTATCAAGTGTGATCTTTGACAGCCCAATAGGGCCTGAAGTCATTGAAAATGCAAATCCTGAAGGTCAGTTTCAAACGCAGTTGCGAATGACCTTTGAAATTTTTGAGGAACTTTAATTATGCCAAAACTTGTAATTACAGAAAAAATGCTTGACGCAATCGAAGCTGTCAAAGGAGTAAGGGATGCTAATTATTGGGACCCCAATTGTAAAAGATATATGGAGAGTCAACAAAACTCAAAAAAAGATGTAAAAAAGTCTGAAAAGAGTTAATATATTTATAAATATTTCTTTTTTTTGTTATGGCTGCTGTTAAAGGTGATGTCGGTAAAATTATGTTCCATAATGCCGCGGGAACTGAAGCTGATATTTCAGGTGTTAGAAACTGGTCTTTATCTATAACAAAAGACACTCAAGAAACTACAGTAATGGGTAATACATCAAAAACTTTTGTTGGTGGTCTGATTGCCGGTGAAGGTTCAGCAGAACTTATTTATGACAATGCTGGAAACTCAGACTATCTTGCATTTGTTGAAGATGTCCTTACAACAGGTGATGCTGGTGACGCATTGTTTGAACTGTTCCCTGATAGTTCAGCTAGTTCTAAAAAATTAGCTTTTTCTGGAATTATTACTAATGCTGAATATGGAGCAACTCTTGGCGAGATACAACTTATAAACGTTACATTCCAAACAACAGGTGCAATAACCTCAGATATCTGATACATTGGTTTTATTAGTCTACTAATCAACCTAAATGCCAAACAAAAGAACTATTGACTTGTTAACTGAATCTTATAAAGATCAGATGACAACCAGACGTAAATATGAATTTAAAGACGCAAATGGTGTTGTAAAAGCAAATTTATATTTTAGGCCGTTAACAAGAGAAGATAGAGTGCGAGCGCAAGCAGCCGCAGGCACAGATGATGCTTTGACAATATCGACATATTTGCTTTGTAAAATGGCAGAAAATGAAGATGGTACAAAAGCATTTAGCCCCGCAGATGCGCCAAACCTACAAAGAGAACTTCCCGAAAACGTATTAAATGAAATCGAATTATTTTTGTTTGATATAAAATTAGATGTTGATACAGCAAAAAAATAATATCGCGGGATAACTGGATAAATTTTGAGTTTTTTCTCGCAACAGAATTAGGTAAGACATTACAAGAATTACGTTCTCTGATTACAGAAGAAGAACTGATATATTGGGCTGCATATTATGAAGTAAAAAATGATAGAGAAAAAAAAGAATTAAATCGCCAAAGAGCAAATAGAAGGTAAAATATAATAAAGGCTTTTTTTATTTGTGGCACAGGCTAATGTAAAACTAACAGTTGATGCTAGTCAGGCCACTAGGGCATTAAACGGAGTACAATCACAAACAAATAAATTACAGTCTGCTTTTGGTGGTCTTAGAACTGCTATTGCTGCAACTGGTATTGGTTTAATTGCTAGAAATGCCGTTAAAGCAGCAACAGATTTTGAAAAACTAAATCAAAGACTCAAAATATTAACTAAAGAAAATGGTACTTATAGTGAATCTTTAAAACTAGCAGAAGAAGCACAGTCAAAGTTTGGTTTAAGTTCCATTGATGCTCTTGAGGGAGTAACTAATTTACAGGCAAGATTAGCCCCACTTGGGTCAACAATGGATGAAATAACGGCAATATTTAACGGTTTTAATACAGCAGCAATCTTATCTGGAGCATCTGCACAAGAACAAGCTGGAGCGATGAGGCAGTTAACACAGGCTTTAGGTTCAGGTGTTTTAAGAGGAGATGAATTTAATAGTATATCTGAACAAATGTCTGCTGTTCTAAAACCTATTGCAGATCAATTAGGAGTAAATGTTGGCGCATTAAGAGATATGGCTGCTGAAGGAAAGATTACGAAAGATGTTGTTGTTGCTGCTTTTAAAGAAATAGAAGACCAAGGGGCTGGGGCATTAAAAGAATTAATAAAAAATGATCCTACAATGACATTTAAAGTTTTAGCAAATCAAACTGAGAAATTATCAATATCAGTTGGCCAAATATTAGCTCCAGCGATTTTAGACGCTACTGCTGCATTAACTAAAATTGTTCAGGCAGTTGATAGTTTTGTTAAAAGTCCATTAGGGCAAACAGTGGCAATATTTTCAGCGATTGCAGTTGCAGCTAAGGGTGTGTCTGTTCTTTTACCAGTTGTAGCTGCGGGATTACAGAAAGTTGCATTTGCGGGTGGCGTTGCCACTATTGCATTAAATGCATTGCCCTTAGTTGCTGTTGCAGGAGCTATTGGATTTGTAACTACTAAATTAATTGAACATAATAAAAAACAAAAGGAATTTAATGACTTAGTAGAAAAAGGTGGAAAAGAACAGATAAAAGCTGCAATGAAAACTCTTCTTGCTGAAAGAGCTAGAGTAAAAGCACAAAGACGTGGAAAAGCATTTCAAGAAGAGAAAATAAAAAATATTGAAGCAGAATTAAAAATTCTTGAAGATGTATTAAGAACAAACATTTTAAATACTGCTGAACTTGAAAAGGCAGAAGAACAAACTAAAGAAAATGAAGAAGCAGCAAAAAAACTTAAAGAAGCAATGACCGCTGTGGGCGAAGAAATTGAAAGCAGTATTAAAAATAATTTAAGAGATGCTATTACTGGCGCACAGTCATTTGGTCAGGCAATGACTAATGTATTAAATAGAATAAGAGATAAGATTATTGATGCTCAGATAGATAAGCTAATTGGTGGTTTTGGAAAAGCTTTTGGTGCTGGTGCAAGCGGTGGAGAAAAAAAAGGTATTGGCGGATTTTTAGGTGGTTTATTAGGAGGACTATTTAGGGAAAATGGTGGACCTGTAAAAGCTGGTCAGCCTTATATAGTTGGTGAACGTCAACCTGAATTATTTGTTCCTCGCACATCTGGAACAATTTTACCTTCAGTTCCTACAGGTGGAGGCGGTACAACAAACAATATGATCACCGTAAATGTAGATGCAACAGGCTCATCTGTTGCTGGTAATGGATCAGAAGCTGATCAGTTAGGCGGTTTAA